CAGCGTTAATCAGTTCATTGCGCATATAAGTCTTTTGTTCTTCGCTAATATTCTTCAAACTTCCAGTGGTCAACTGCTTTTCCAACCCAACAAAAGCGTTAGTTATACCACCAACATCACCGAACTTTGAGACGTTGTAATCCAACATCTGCTTAAGATATTGATCGCTTGTCGCATTAGAAACATCACCAGTCAAAATTCTTGCCTGCGTAGCGTTAAGTTGCTTACCCTGTTCTTTGGCTTGCGCCTTCTTATCAAAATAACTCATTGCCTCACTAACAGCAAAAGCACCGATATTTGACCAAGCCACCTTGATAAGTCGTGCTTTTTCCTCAGCGGTTTTACCGACAAGATCAAGAACATCACGGAAATTCAACATTTGTGCCTTGAGATCTATGCCAGCAGCCTCGGCAAGTTTATTTAAAGACTCCGCACCAATACCAAAATATTTATCAGAAATCCCAACAGCAGTTGTATAATTCAAAATACTGGTATTAAGTTTATTGAATTCCTCATCATACTTTTTTAAAGCCTGAGCAGCATACGCAGGATCGGCATTTGTATTAACAAATTTTGCGCGATCAATCTTTAATTGGTCTCGCATATTGATCAGATCGTCAACGTTGCCACCAGCGATAGCCTCGTCAATATTTTTACCATAATCTTCTACCATTGCTTCTGCGGCTTTGCGTGTGTTTTTTCGCTGTTTGCCTGCTTTGAAGTATCCAGTAAGACCACCTACAGCAGCACCAATCGCTGCTCCGATACCAGTTCCGATTACAGGAACAAACGAGCCGATAGCCGCACCAATTCCTGCACCAGCAAGAGCGCTCGCGCCAGCGGATGTTCCTCTAGATTTAACAGAGTCATCGTTGAACTTGCTAGAGATTTTGCTTCCCGCCAGATAGGCGCCTGTAGCAATAGCAAGCGGTGCGGCGATTTTCCCTGCTCCTTGCGCTAATTTCCCAGCAATTTTTCCTTTTCCTCCACCTTTAAACAGGTCTTTGAACTTTTTGAGTTTCCCGCCTTTACCGCCATCAGGACCGTCTATCAAATCGGTAGCAGTAGACATAGGAGAACCGTTTATATTGACAACACCAGCGTTCACGTTCATTGACGGAATGTTTTTACCAAACATTGTTCCAAGAACGGTAAAAAACTTTTTAGCGATACTAAACAAAGCGTACAAAGCAACGAGATTAACTACACCGCTGATTTTGCCTAAACCAATAGACTTTAATGCGTTTGCGATTCCCAAGGCAGCCTTGCCGAAACCTGCTAACCCTTTGAAAAATAGTTCAACAACTTTCAACAACATTTGAAGAGCAGGCATCGCACCTATAAACAGTCTACGAACCACATCCCCGTATTTGCCAATAGCGATAAGTGTGCTTGCAATCTGTTCAGCGAATGCTTGAATGCTTCCCTTATTCTTTTCAATCGTTTCAGCAAGACTGGTCATGCTTGTTGTGAAACTTGAACCGATAGAAGAGAAAAGCGGTTTGAAGAAATACTCGTTGATCAGTTCACCAGCGGCTTGGAACTGTCGCATCCAATCTTGCATTCGGTCAAAAGCATTACCGATTGTCATAAAACTTTCTTTAAAGAAACCAAAAATACTTGGTGTAGTACCAAGATATTTAGTCATCAGAACAATCAACTTGTCTGCGCCCTTATCAACCGCGTCAAGGAAATTTCCCATCTTTCCATTAACATCAAAATCTTGAAGAACATAGTTGAGGCGAGAAATAACTTTAGAAATTATTCCCTGAAGGCGAGAGATTGCCCCACCAGTTTCACCAAGATACTGACCACCGAGATCTGTTAACTGACCTTTAATCGCGGTAATAGCCTGCTTAAACCGACCCATAACAGTATCGTTCAGTGCATCTAATGTTCCAGCATATTTAGTGGCAAAAGTTTCACCAAGTTTTCCTTCAGCAGCGGCTTTCAAAAACTCTTCACTTGTCTTGATGCCGAGTGCGCTCGCTTCTTTGACTATCTTTTCAAAGTCAGGACCCAACTCTTTAGCCGCTTGAGCACCACCAGCAAGACTTCCCTTTTTCTGTACTGCCGCCAAGAAGTCAGCAAGTTTTTGTGAACCCTTCTCCAAATCACCACCGCTACCAGCAACAACATCCATCAACGATGTATAAGCAGCAACCGTCTCACCAGTAACTGGTTTCACTTTGCTTAGCGTTGTGAAAGAAGCCTGCAAACCTTTCGCGCCAACAACAGCAAGTTGGGTGTTATCGGTAAACATTGATAGAGCCTGACCAGCGGCAACGAACCTGTCAGTCGTGTTTACCGCACCCTGATAGTAGGCAGGCGAGTTTTGCACAGCAGAAAACTCTCTTTGCGCAGCCAACAACGTTGTCAAAGCAACAAATGCAACACCAACCGCAGAAGCCATAGTGGACATCGCCGCTTGATACATTTTCACGAAATATGTTCCCGCTTTAAAAGCAAGACTTATTCCACCTAAAGCACCCAACATCAGAGGAAGAGAAATCATTGAAAGTTTGTTAACTACTCCAAGAAGTTGACCATAACTCGCGATCGCTTTTCCTGCGTCTCCACGGAAATCAAAAACCTGTCTAGCGAAACCGTCATAGCGTCCGTTGCCGCGACGACCTCTGCCACCTCGTCCGCCTCGTCCTCCGCGACCGCCGTCATCATCATCACCGCCGCCTCCACCGCCACCAGATCCACCGCTACGTCCACGGTCGCGTTCACGGTTATATCGTTTTTGAGCGTTAGTTAGTCGTTCAAGGGCTTCACGGGTAGCCTCAATGGTAGCAATGTCAGAGTTGACCTCTATATCAATTACTACGCGCTCGGCTGGCATACATCCATCTCCGTTTTAAGGGTTATGGATATGAGCGCTCCAGCAGATTAACGGTTATTTCGCCGTGCTTCTGCTTCCTGTTTTTCTCTATCCTGTTGTATAACTTTAGCACATGCTAGACGAATGATCCATTCTTCGGTATCACTGTTTAGGAGTTCAATCGGATCTGTTTTGAAGAGGTCTCCAAGCCTTGCCGCTAAAACAACGCGGAAATCGTCCGTTAAATCTCGGAAAACCTCTTCATAGGGTCCACTGCATCCACATTGTCTCCATAACCCGCAGCCTCAATAATTGCAACAGCCGCTGCTTCAACATGGGGTTCCAAACCGAAGAAAGCCAAAACGCAATCAGGATGTGGACGCGAAGTGTTGGTCATAGCCATGATCTCAGGTGAAGCAAAAGTTACTTCTACACCGTTGTCATCTGTGGCAACAACTTCGTTAAGCAAAATTCCTGTAGTGGTGGCGGCGATGAGGTTTGTTGAAAACTTCAAAGTGTCCATTCCACCCTTGCGTTCTTCACCAGCGTTACGACGCCAAGACTTAAGTTGTGATTGAGTGATGTTCGGTGAAACACGAATCATGACACCGGGTCGCTCTGGAATTGGGATGTAGACATCGCTACGGCGAACCTTGTCTTGAATGACTTTCTTCAAACTGTCCAAAACATTGTCTGGTTCGGCAGTATTGTTATCTACACGGCGAGACATTGGTGCAGTTGATGCAGGGAAGTCTGAACTATCTTCTGAATTGAACTGAATGTTGGTCATAGGCGAAACACTAACACGCCTTCACCTATCAAAATGCAACCCCCCGATAGGGAGATTATTATTGTGGTGAGTTTCCTACGGAAACAGTAGCAACGCTGAATGTGAGCGTGAAAGTTGCTGGAGTACCCGATGTTGCATCGCCATCTGGCTCAGTCAAACCAACAAGGAGGGCGTTGGTGTACTGACGATCGGCACCCGGAACAGCAATATCACAGTCAAAAACATGGACATCAATGTCGTAGCGAACGCGACCAACAACTGGACGCAAAGCCTGAATCTTTTGCATGAACGCAGTGTCGGTTGAAACATAACCAGTTACAGTGATGTCACCAATTTCCATTGGCGCACAAAGCGTCTCTGAGAACAAATCTCCACCATGGTAGACCTTTTCAACCGATGCCGTGATTTCTCCACCAGCGATCTGTGTGAAGTAGTCAGGGAAAGTCGGCAAACCAACGGTACCTTGCGATGGCGTGATCTTGCCAACGATTTGGCGTTGTGTAGCAAGATTCTTGAACAGTTGTGGACGAGCCATTTATTCCTCCGTTATGCCAAAGCAGTTGTTAGATTTGACTTGATGAGATCAACTTCAATTTTGTCACCAATGCTTGCGACACGAACGCCAAGCCGTGCTTTGACCGTTCCTTCTTCAAGTTGTGACAATGGGTTCAATGAAGCA